GACGGATCTCGCTAAATATTGTGAACCTGTGCCGGTGCGGTGATCTACTCTCAAGAATTCAGCGATTGCACCAAGGAAACATTTTGTGTTTTGAAAACGTACATTTTTACTCACCGCATTATACTCTAGTTGCTGTACTTGCCTTAAACTTGTAACAGCGCCTAAAATATCATCTCCATTGTGAGTGGTAGTGATAGGTGTTTTTTCTGTAATTACTTGGGTATATATATAATTAAGTATAGTATTCATGAAGGTTGTCAAACGCCAACCCGATAATAGTGTACCTTCTGCTTTATAGCGGATACCGTCACCCCCAGTAATAAACATATTTTCCAGAGATTGTCTCACCCAATATATAGCGCGTAACTGATCTAATTCTAAATATGTTTTATATGTGTGCAAATAAGCGTCGAGTACTGCCTGCATACTAGATAAACTATGTTGTGAATTAAAATCCTGAAAATCAAAACAATAAGGCACACCGTCTCTTAAAACTTGTTCAACAGTGCGCGAAACCTTTGTAGCTTCTGCCTCTACACCGATTGGAAATAGCCCGGCCAACAGCTCTTCACACCCTGCTAGACCAAAACTAGACATAATAAAGTTTGTATTATCTACACCATATATAGCTCTGTTTTTCCCCCACTCATATTTTTCTGAAGACCTAGCACACATCTCAGGTCTCCTGTTAAAGAAATGAGCAAAGTCATAATCAGGCATAGCATTAAATCCATAAAATTTATGCCTCATAGTGTGTTCTTTGTGCCTAAATTTTTCATCTTCTGGATATTGGCTATTATACGCGCCGGTTGGGCTCCACTGCCAGCGTGTAGCCCAAAAATTGTCCCAGCTATACCTTTTAGGCCTGCCTTTTAACCGTATCAAATTCTTAAAAAGCCGCGCTGCGTGATTGAATATTGTATTGGAATCAATATTGACTACATTCAGCTCTACACGATTACGACGTTCCTGCGCCCAATCTACAACACCAACTCCTCTATTGACTAAAACTTCTAGTTCAAAAAAGGGTGTTAAATCAAGTGGTAATAAATTTTGTAATGCCTTAAGTTTTAAAGTGAACTTATTTTTAATAGAATGCATAAAACCTGCATATCCATCAAACTTCCAGTCTAGAAACCCTGACACATCCCACCAACGCTTTTGGTCTTTAGGTAGACACATTGCCCAAACTATCAACCCTACTAGAAAAGACTCATGTGCGCCAGAAATGGCGAGACGTTCTATTAATTGCATGGTGGGGCCCACCTGACTACACAATTCTACCCAATCAAAACCACGTAACTCACTAAAAGTGAGGTGTCTAATGTGCTGCCCACTTACTTTAGTGATTGGTGGCTCGAGTATGCCCTGATGGTATTTTTTAACTAAATGAATGTTGGAAAACTCAATGACCCTATGCATAGAGGCCTCCGTAATATAGAACAAATGATTGAGTAGTTCTTTGTTTGTAATTGGACCATAAGGAGCCAGCTCTGGACCATACTGTATCTGCGAAATCCTAATGAGTGAATAGTTACCCATAGAGGGTAAATGATTGTCTTTAGTTATGTATAAAGCAGTTAAATTCAACGCTGGTAAATAAACTGCATATGTTCGGACTGACGTGTCACCAATACGATACATATAGTTGCCATTGATATTTACACCGTACATTATGTCAAATAAAAACAATGTAGCGAGATCAAAAGTAGACTGTACCAGACAGTCATTATTAAGTTGTATGTAAGAAAAAATAGTAGATAAATGTTTCAGACTGCCGGTCCAGGGTCTTCGTCGGGCTGTGGTTCCGGTCCTAAGTCTTGTTCCGCTAATTTTAACGAGTTTTGTGCGTCTGGGACCGGCACGGCTACCGTCGGTTCGCCCTCGTAAAAATCCTGCGTATCAATATCATAATTCATCAATACAGCGGCGGAATACTGTTCTTTGTCAAGCATATCGCTTAAAAACTTGCTCGCTACCATAAAGGATGATTCCTCACCTTGTACACCGACCGAATGGTAATCAGGTTCCTCAAGTGGGACGCAATTGATTCTATGCCAGGTAAAGGTTAATTTATATTTCATAAAGTCAGTAATTTCAGACCCAAAGACGTGTTGGCGAGGCCTATTTCTTTGAATAGTATAGCTTTCTATACGGTCAACTGTTGTGGGGTTGACAGGTGGCATAGCGATGCTAACATCATTTGGGGCGTACATAGTATGCACTCCCCCGGATTTTGGGTGCTTGTACACCACATCATAACCTTGCCATCTTTGTACGACGCCATATGCCCATAAATCGTGATAATTATAACCACGGTAATCTCTAGTCCTAGTTTCTTTGACTACAGTTGGGTTTATTTGAAATATACTGGCGTAAGGCGTACCAAGAATTAAAGAACCTGCTTGCCCGATAATTAAAGCGCAACACCCAGGGTATACTATTGTCCCGGAACGAACGCCATTATTAACAGCAATGTAACCATACTCTTCCATATTATTTATGTTTATTTGACCTATCTTCATTACTCTCGTAAATTGTGAGCGTATACCGCCCAATATGTAAGTAGACTGATGTCTAAATACTGGCTTAGGGATAGCCCTACCCAGTATAGCGGAATACAAAGCGTCCGCTCTGGCGGTTTCTTCCAGAGCATCTTCTGTATTATATTCTAGCTTTCGGATAATATGCTTAATGTTCTTGGCGTTAAATATAGCTAAATACTCACCCCAGTACCAACATGTGGTAGCAAAAAGCGACTCGAAGTATGGGGCATCAGACTTTGACAATGCTAATTTGTTTATTTTTAGGGCTTCTCGTGATATATTTACACCACCCTTTTCAAGTAACATTGGTAACGCTGCTCGACGCAAACCAAGTTTAGGCAGGTGTAATACCCGCTCCATACCAGTCCACCAATGAGCTTCAACTGTTTCGGTGCCTGGTTGTACCAGCCAGTATCTTAAACTCCTATAGGCGCTAGCTAATTCTTCATACCATTTGTGGGTGGTCACTAATGTTGATATCGTATTTACGATGTCTGATTCTGTCACCGTGAACATTTCATTATTATCTAACCGCAGATCCGAAAAGCACTTGATTGTTTTCTCGGATATGCCGAAATCGATATCCTGATCTATTAATAAGGGAGTAGTTCTCTTATTACCACACAACACTTGTCCCAAGATGGCAACTTGCTTTTTTTGCAGTCCGCTGCCATTAATGTACCCATATACAGTGCCGTATCTATCGATAGCTTGTTCATTAGCTGGCAGTGCGAACTTGTCACACTCTAGGATACCGCCCTGATCAAATTCATACTTTTTATGACTTTCTGTGTACCTAAAACGGCATTCAATAAAGCCAAATTCTTCTCCAAAGTGAGGACCGCTTCTACTGTGACCGTCATTGTATTCATACATATGTATAACTTTGGTGTTATATTTAAACCTGTGGGCGTGCCAAACAGCCTGCTCAATATTTTGACCATTGTTGTCTAACACAAACCTCGGGGGTAGGGCAGCGTACCACGCACGCATACTATCTAACAAGTTGCGCGTCTCAGGATCTGCCTTGTACATACCAAAGCCAATGTGGTTGTGTTTAAAGAACTCAACCAACCTTGTGTACATGACATTCCAGTCGTCGTCAACTATGGTCTCCACTTGATCAGGGCGCATTACCAGCTCGTAGTCATACTTATTTAGTTTCTCAAGCATTCTGTACACATGTAGTTTGACAAGCAAAGCGTACATAAGGGCAGTAGCGTTATCATAAAAGTCATTCACAACAACAGAGTTAAAGAACCGGTTTAATCTCTGCTCTTTAAGTTCTACATTGTCAGCTAATTCTCGAAACCTTTTTGAAATAGCTACATAGTTAGGAACACCATCTTCGTCTAAGTACTGTGGATTCATCCCATAGTGGGAGTGTTGTGAAAAGTCAGTTCTAATGCGTTGCGGAACACCATATATAGTCCCTTTCGCTAGCGTCTTTGTGGGGTTTCGCTCTTCGAAACGAGCACCATATACTTGCTCTATGATGCCCTTGTCCCCTAACGAAAGGTTTTTCGTTCCTTCCACTATGATAGCCTTAGATCTATCGTGTTGTATATCA